GAACCGATCACCTACATATTGATGACATTCAGTCAAGGGTGTCTCTCAACCTGACCGAACAGATGTTTGAGATTTTCCGGCAGGACTGGTTGACCCGCCCCGGTGAGCAGGGCCGGACCAGCATCAATGGTACCCGTGTCGGTGAGGACGACTTCTATGAGCGGGTGATGGAGCAGATCGACTCAGACATCCTCAGGGTTATCAAGTTCCCGGCGATTGTGACTGATGACAAGGGCGAACCGGAACCGTTGTGGCCGGACTTCTTCACGCTGGAATCACTGGACCGTATCCGTAGGAAGGTGGGTGAGGAGGCGTGGTCCCGTAACTACATGCAGGAACCCAGTTCTTCTGCTGCGGCTACCTTCAGTGATGATTCCATTCAGAAGTGTCTGAACCCGTTGAGGTCGGTGAACCATGAACCCCCTAAAAACTGCTCTGTATATATTGGCGTTGATCCCGCTCTCGGCTCTAACAATTGTGTTATTGCTGCTACACCGCACGAAGGAAAACTTAAAATACTTTTCGTTCGGGAAGACGTAGGGCTGACCCGTAACGAACAGATCCTTGGCATCGTGGAGGATGCCGTACTCCAATGTGGCAGGAATGGCAGCAGCGTGTCGGATGTCATCATCGAAGCGATGGTGTTCCAGAAGGGGCTATCTCGTGATGAGCGCCTGATTGAGATGACCAAGCGGTACGGTTTCAGGGTCAGGGAACATCTCACCGGGATGAACAAGTATGATGAAACGATTGGTGTTCCGTCGATGGCGTTGTCGTTTATGCGCGGCGAGATTGACATTCCGTATGCGGAGGATCCTGCGACACGGCACCAAGCGGACCAGTTGATCCGTCAGTTGAAGGCGTGGCGTCCGCTGAAGCGCGGAACGAAACTCCGGCAGGATCAGGTTATGGCATTGTGGTTTATTTGGATCCTTTGGCGGCAACGCAAGCAGTCGTTTGATCTGGACACTTCACAGTTTAACTTTGGTGGACTACCGTGGGGATCAAGTGTGCCCGTCAGACAGGTGTTTTGATGTATACGTTCGATGAGATCGTGTCGATTATTCGACTTCGACAGGACGCACAGTCCCCCCTCATCGCCCGTATGCAGGATGTCAAGGAGCGATATAACGGCGATTATGTAATACCACTCCCGTCAATGGAGGAAGAGCCAGTTCTTCCTCCTCTGACGCCTGCTTTGATAGCGGAGAACATCGACGCTGTGGCCCAGCGGGCTGCGTCTGTTACTCCGTTTATCGGTTGTCCTGCTATCGATCCTTCTAAAGAAAGGGGGATCCGGTCGCGCGAGTACGCTGATATCCGACGGAAGGCGCTCGCTGCTACATGGTATGACTCTAAATACAAGATCAAGATCCGTCGGGCATACAGGCACCTAGCCGGGTATGCCACCGCCTGTCTTGTGGTGACACCCGATTTCGATAAGGGGCTACCTCGCATTCAGGTTCGTGACCCTATCGGTGTGTTCCCAGAGCCGAAGGCGTACGAAGATGTGGAGCCTCCGGCCAATGTTGGATTCATCTATGGCAAGTCGGGCGGCTGGTTGCGTAGCCATTACCCACAGTGCCGTCAAGAAAACGGTGGGCCTGTAACGGGAGATGAGAACGCCCGTCAGGAGTTGTGGGATGTAGCCGAATGGGTGGACTCCGAACACATCGTCATCGGCATCATGGGGCCACGGTACAGCCGACATTCGTATACGGAGCCACGGGCTACGACAACGATGGAACTGACCCGTGTCCGCAACAAGGCCGGGATGCCGTGCGTTATCACACCCGGACGGGTGACACTAGACAGGATTGCTTCTTCTATCTCCAATGTCATCGGCATTGTTGATTTGATGTCAAAGATGATGGCTTTGGAAATCATGGCGCAGGAGAAGGCGATCTTCCCTGACAGGTATATCATCGGGCGGTCGGGTCAGGTGCCGATGATTGTCGGTGGCGAGTGGAAAGACGGACGCGAGGGACAAGTAAACGTTCTGCTTGACGCTGAACAAATCGGTGAACTCCGGTCGTCACCTGACCCGTCCACCAATATCGCTATTGATCGATTGGAGCGCAATGCAAGGATCTCTACTGGCACGGTCCCGCAGATCGGCGGAGAGTCATATGGCGCTCTTCGGACTGGTAGAGGCATTGATGCGCTCATGGGCGCGGCGCTTGACCCGCGCATTCAGGAGATGCAGGAGATTATGGAGGGGCACCTCCCACACCTGAACGAATGCCTGTTCGCCACCTACAAGGGTTACTGGGGTAGCAAGAAGTTCTCCATGTTTACCGGGTATGCCGGTGATTTCGGACAGGTTGACTTCGTACCGAATGACCACTTTGAGACATTCAATAATGTGGTTTCGCATTCCATCCCCGGTGCGGACATACAGGGGACTACAATCCAGTTGGGGCAGTTGCTATCCATGAAGGGCATCAGCCTTCATACGTTCAGGGCCAAGCATCCGTTTATTGAAGATGCTGAGATGGAGGCGCGACGGGTCGATGAAGAGCAGTTGGAGGAGGCGGTTCTGGCAGCCATCCAGCAGCAGGCTTTGTCGGGTCAGTTGCCTGTGGTGTATGTCTCTAAGATTGAGAAGCACCGCAAGAAGGGTCTGGATATCTTTGAGGCCATCGAAAAGGCCGATGAAGAGATACGGAAGGAGCAGGCTGCGGTAGCCCCTCAGCCCGAAGAAGGGATGGCTATGGCGCCGGAGCAGGCAATGGGTTTGGCAGCAGGACCACAAGGTATGGGACCACAGGGGGCCGGTCCCCCCGGTGGCGGCGAGTTCTCTCCTGAGGCGGCACAGCAGTTGGTTGCTGCGTTGGGTCAGGGAGTTGGCTGATGGTAAGGGCACGCAAACAGCCACCGCAGACCCCCGGCTTGGAGGCCGGTGCAGCGTATGGCGAGGTCAGCGACAGCCTAGAGGCCCAGCAGGCTATCCCGCTGCCCCAGAAGCAGGCAGGCGAGATTGCTGCACCACCACAGGTCGCTGCTCCACCGATGCAGCCGCCTGCCCAGCAGGGTCCACTCCCGTTGGCAGAGGCGCAGGCGTATACCCCACAGATCACACCGTTGACAGCGCCGGGAAGGGGCATCCAGCAAGGCATCCCTCGTCAGGCTCCCACGCCGAATCAGGAAGCGGCTGTCTTGCTGCGTGATTGGGGTCAGGCCACAGGTGACCCGGCTCTTCTTGAAGCCGCTGCACAACTGAGCCTCTAATGGCCGAGCGATCTGGGCTGCGGCGGGTCAACCACAGTATCGGTACCGCGTCACCGTCATCATTTAATGATGAATGGAATGGCCGCAGGATGCAGTTGCTTATGCAGGCAGGAGCCGGTCGGTTCCTAGAGACTTCCCCTGAAAGCCTCATCGCGTTGGCAGCCAGTGGATCGTCAGACGGCGACATGCTGGACAACTTTCTGCGTGCCTACAATCAAGGCGAGTTCAACCAGATGCGGCATACATTTGAGGCGATGCCGGATCAGGTGCAGACCGCCGAGTTCAACAGGCTGCCGAATGCGACCCAGCAGATTCTCGTTAGTGGAGGTTACGAACCCCCCAACGAGGATCAGAAAGCGTTGTGGAAACGGATCCTTACATGGGACATACCGCTACTACCTGAAGAGCATATGGGTAAAGCCATAGGGATAGGCATGGCCCCTATCCGGGCTGTGGGCTTCTTCGCAGGTAAGGCTGCTAGTGGTCTGTGGGAACACGGGGTAATGAGGCCATCCCGACTTGCCACACGCTTAGGACGTTCTGGTGCCTACCTCGCTGAAAAGGGTGCAGCGTCGTTTGCTGATCCTCGTGATTGGCGAGAAGCATGGAATAACGCAAAGTACGAAGAGAACTCCTACTATTCTGGGACCGTTAAGAGGGCCGAACGGATTGTTGGCCGCTATCAGACACGCCTATTGCGGGCTTATTTAGAGGGTGGGCAGCAGGGTGTATATGACCTGATGCTGAAGGAAGCACAGGCTCGTGGCGTAGCACCTGAAGATGTCGAAAATCACTGGCGCAACTGGCAGTCAACGTTAGATGAAGCCAGCAACGTTCAGGCATTAGAGATACTTGAATCAGGCAAGTTGACTCTGTTCGACGCATCCCAGCGTGCATTCAATTCAGTTTCACCGTGGGATGTTGCCCCGGACAGCATTTACGGCAAGGCCGTTGGGATGACCGGTGCGCTCGCTACTGAGATCCTGTTGGATCCTACAACGTGGGCTGGTGGCGCACTCTTTAAGATAGCCAAACACGCGAAGGTTGGCCTACGAGCCGGTATGACAGGTAATGCTATTGACTTTTCTCGGCGGATCTCTATGGCCCTGCGAGCAGAAGATGCTGGAACTGGCCTGTTCGCACCAATAAGGATCTGGAATCCTAACACCGGTCAGTACGACGATGCCCTTGGTGAGGTTAAGGAATGGGTGCACGGGGCGGGGAACGTCCCAGAAACAGGCTCCCTTACCCAAGGTAATATCCCGATTGGTGGTGGCAAGAAACTGATCGGGGCAGGAGCCAAGTATCTGGCCGCTACAAACTTTAATATCCGTTCCCAGCACAGGGCGATGAACCGATTCATCGACCGGGTTAACGACGCATTCAGGCAGCATGATGAAATAGATGCGTTTGCTGTTGCGTTCAGGAGGGAGAACCCGGACGGTGATTTAACTAAGGCCATCGCTGAAAAGTTTGGGGATGGTGCCAGCCCCACTGGTCAACTAGCACGGGATCTACCTGCGTTGGGACCGATTATGGGTGACCTGATCAACTGGCACAACCTCAGGCGCAGGATGAGCCTTACCGTGGATGCCCGACATATTGACCAGAACGGCATGTGGAGGGTGCTTGACGAGGAAGGCGAGTTGCTGGGTGAGGTACGAATCAAGGGTGATCCAAGCAACCCAATGGCGGCAGGCGATGAGGTCTTTGTCAACGACGGGGTACAGACTGTTCTGGCCGATGGGGAGATAATCAATTTCCAAAGTAGGACGTTCCCGACGCTATCCCATGAGCAGGGCTACTGGGATTTCCTTAGCAGCCGGGAGGGTTACAGCGCGCTGGCAACGAACTTGGGGAAGGTTGACCCTGAGGCCGTGTTCCTCCCCCGGATAGGGAAGTTTGGAGAAGCATGGGTTGAGGGTAAGAAGTGGATGCGGAATGAGGTTCTTGACTTTAGGAATCTTGATGTTGGGATCCGTGCAGATATGGCACGGCTCACAGCCACCTACTTAGCGAAGCAAACAAACTTTGTTCATAGGCACATCCTGAAGGATATTGAGAGCGGTGCGATAACTCTCAGCGACGATATCGATGGGGCAACCCTCCGTAACCTTATGGATGATTCGTCGTCGCAGAACGCAAAGCGGCTTGGCTATGGCGAGGCCGACTTGGCAAAGATTGATGAAGCCCGCGATATCTATGAAAAGGATGCGGCTCTCATAATCTTGGAAGACGGGGAGATGGATGACCTGTTGAAGTGGTATCAGGGCAATGGCTTTGAGATCATCGACGGGGAGTTGCAGATTAAGGCGTCGTCAGCCTTGCCGTTTTCCGGTATGCGGAAGGCCCGTGAGAACTACTGGAAGGGCCAGATCCACAGAGCCGGTGGGGCTAATGCTGAACTTGATTGGTGGACCCGAACAGGCATGATCGCGGAAACCACTGCTGCGACACTCATGTATTACCCGGCACGGTTTGCAGAGAAACTAACGACCTATGTCCCCAAGGCAGCCCACCTTGATGTAGTTAACCCTAAGACAGCCATCGCTGAGTTCCAAGGGTTAGTTGACATGGGAATCATGGTGGATATGCCACGCACCCAGATCGACAACTATCTGCGTGCCTACACAATGGGTAACGATGCTGAACGCTGGCTGATAACCACAGAGTTCTACTTGGACTTCCTTGGTAGGTCAGGTGCGCTGATGCACGGCGGGCAGGATGTCACCAAGTTCGTTGAACGATTCATTCGGCATGGAGCGCACCGGTACGGCAACATCACTGATGACATGGTGGGGTTGCACGGTCTGAATGTACGACGAGCCATCGTCCCCGGTCAGGAATACACAGCACAGTTGGCGAAAGGCAACATCATTCCCAACTACCGGGAACTGGGTGCCGTAGCCAGATACATGGCGTTCTACCGGAAGATCGGCTGGGGGCTGCACCTACCTGCGGTCGATGCGTTTCTTGCTAGGACATGGCGCCCCGCTGTTCTGCTGCGTATGGGATATGTGTTCCGTAACGGCGGCGAAGAGTTGTTCACATGGTGGTTGCGGGAAGGGCCGAAGTCCTATACGGCACAGAAACTAGCCAAGGTAACGGCGGATCTACATCCTACGTTTGACGAATTCGGTAGGAAGATACTTGTCAAGGGATCGGATCTGGCTGACGCCGACCGTCTGCCTTTATTGTATAAGCCATTCTCCCGGCTTTGGAGATCGTTTAATGAGATCGCAGGGGTGGGGGACTTCGCAATCACCGCTAAGGCGCTCAGAGAGGCCGTACAGCAGAATCCTACAAGGTGGAAGCATGTCCTAGATGATGCTCAGAGGCAGGCGTTATTTCTGGACACTAGGGCAGCGGTGGAACTACGGACTGGGCGTACCGTACTAGGACGTACCTCCAAGCGTATGTTTGAGTTCGCCAATGCACAGGCAAACCGGTTGTCATTGACAGCACGGGATGCCCTTGGCGCTATGCCCGGTATGCCCACCCGGCAGGCACTCGCTGGAAGGTTGCTGAGAAGGGTAGACAAGAACCACGAGGCACGGGTTTCTGCTGTGGCGTCTTCTCTGACGATCCCGACCCTGCTGGATCAGCAGATGAAAGACGTTTTGGGAACCTTCGATAACTACCTTAACTTCAGTAAGAACACTATGGATGAGGTATTACGCCGGGGCAACAGTGTCGATTCGATGGATCGGCTTGTCAAGATGTCGCTTCTCGCAACCGACACCGAGTTGCAGTGGGTGTCCAATGAGCCGGGAAGTGAAATAGATTCTGTCTACAAGGCTCAGGCTGTGACACAACGGCTGGCTATGCACTCCGATGATGTGTTCGCACGGGCATACCTAAGGGAACTCATCAACCATGTCACCCCAGTGCAGAGGGAGAAACTGCGCCCCATTGCGGAACGGCTGACCCTTGCCTCCGTTGCCGCTGGTAGCCCTGAAGATGCCCGTCGTGCACGAGCATTACTCCAAGATATGTCCCCTGAGCAGGTTGTTCTCCAACTGGCAAGGGATCATCCTGTCGAACTTGACGAACTGAAACGCGCCTTTGATATAGCCGTTCCCGGTGCAGAATACGACGAACTAGGCAACCTTATTGTTACCGACCTGCCGTTTGAGGCCGGTTGGCCGGATGCTGTCGATGACTTCATCGACGCAATGCCAGCAGAACAGCAGGACATTTGGCGTGATCTGTTGAACCCAACAATCGCAGGACAGGAAGTAGGGGCAGATGTCAACATTGTCGCCTTCCTACTTGGTGACTCAGACGTTCTTCGCCTAACGGACGATTGGGACGAGGCTGTTCGCCGTGGGCGAGAGGCGTATATCAACCGGGTGATGACCGCAGATGGGCAGCAGATCCTCCGTACCGTCCACCGGGCGAACATCGGGTTCGGTGCGCTGGGCGGCAAGATCAGCGAACCACTGCCACCGGGCGCTACCCGGATGTTCGTCCCCATGATCCCTGTGGAGTTCCGAGAACCACTGTTCAACATGCTGGCACAGGGGCGCAACCGCCCAGCATTCGATCATTTTGTAGACCTTCTAACAGTCAAGATGAGAGATATGGGGCTGTCGGAAGTGGAAGCCTTGAAGGCGGCACGGATGTTGCAGCCTTCGCTGGGACCGGGTAACTCAAATATGACTGCTGCGTCAGTGGTTGCTATGGCGAACCTTTGGGATGAAGTCGGTGAAGGCTACTTCCCCATAGTCGTCGGAAGCGTCAATGACAAGGTGGCGTTGGCTATATCACAGACCTTGGAAGAGGTTCTGAATACCCGATTGCCGGGGTCATACCAGTTCGTTGGTAAGGGTCATCGGGTTGGTAGCGGGCGTATCGGCACAATCGACGTTAATAGTGAGGAACTATTTAACGCTCCGGGGCTGGCAGCAGGGAGCAGACCTGACGAACTTGACATAACCGTTATCAGGAATGGTGCTAGTAGCACTACAAGCCAGAAGGAGTTGGCTACCGCATTGGGTGGCGAATGGATGAACACCTTCTACGGAATGGGGACCGACGGCCCAAGGGCGGCACGCGACTTCGGACCACGAGGGCTGCGTGATGAGCATGTCATAGGGATCTCCGGCGGGCACCTGTTGGCGCCACGGCCTGACGGGTTGACCCCGGTGCCGATGGTGGATGGGCAGCCGATGACCTATACGACTCGCATCTATAAGCATCCGAAGACAGGGCAGCACGTTGTTCTGAGGGCTGGTGATGAACGACCCGAGGAGTGGTTCTTTGATTACGAGTTGGTGGATGAGCAGATCACAGCCGGTAACGATATGCGTAGCGCCGCTGAGGAACTGGCAGCCCTCGCCTCTATTGAACTAAATGATCTGATCGGTACTGGTTCTAGGCGAGACTACCAAGAGGTGTTCCATCCGTGGATCCGTGAAGTTCTTAGCCCTCACGAGGTCAGCAATGTGCGGGTTAACACTATGGCGAATATGGGTAGGTGGTGGCAGAAGGCCCCTGAGAACATCCTCGCCTTTGTTCCTGTTACTGAAGAGGGCGGCAGAATAGGCGAGAAGATCAGTAAGGCGTGGACGACGATCCTACGCAACTGGTTCGACGGGGTAGTCAACCCGATGATCGGCGGCATGGTCCGTGAACCGTTGTTCCAGCATTACCTCACGGTAGCCAAGGGTCAGATGATCGGTGTGCGGCGCGTCTACCACCGGCCTCTCGTGGAGGTGCGCGTAGAAGGTGGCGCTCTTATAGAGGCTCCGTTCAACCATAGGCTTAAAAAACGGCTCCATCTGGGGTACTTCGATGATGACCACCAGTACGTCATCGATGAACTAGAAGGATTCATTGAGTATGACTGGCCGTTGGCTCAGGCCGACCCGGAGGCTCCGGTATCCCGGTTGGCTTCCGCTATCGAAATCGACAGCCCGCATGCCACGATTGAGGCGATAACGGACATTATCGCTGAAGGCGATGTCCCTGCCGATGTTAAGCGCGTGCTGGAAACTGTCGCAGACCTCATGCGCGAGCCGATAGTCCAGAACCTAGAAGTAGTGCGAGAGGCTGAACGGCTACAGAAAGAGTTCTTCAGTTGGGCTAAGCACCGGAAGATTATGAACGACGCCCACCGTGATGTATCCGCCCAACGAGCCATGACCCTGACCAGCGCCTACATCGATGACCATCGTATCCGTTCACAGTTTCAGCAGATGGTCGGCACAGTCGTACCGTTCTGGTTCGCTGAAGATAACTTCCTACGCCGCATCGGACGCAGCCTGAAGCACAACCCGCTGATGTTCCGCAACCTCCATCTGACAATGAACGCTGGGGTATACAGCGGCATCGTTCAGGAGGACCAGTTCGGAGAGAAGAAACTGGTCATCCCCGGCAGCGAAGTCGGCGTTCATGCAATGCTGTCCATAGCGGACAAGACCCCCATTGTCAACAGCGTCTTCGGCGGTGACCTTGGTTCCGTAGCACGACCCGGCATGGGTATCGCAATGAACATCCATGTCATCCCCGGTTACGATCTGGAATCAATCGGAAGAATGGGCTTTGGCCCGCTGCTGGCAGCACCAATCAACTTTGCTTCAGGGCGCGACCCAGAGATCCGAAAGATATTTGAACACAATCTCGTCGGTGGCCGCTTCCCCGGAGTCAGCAAACTAGACACAGGTGTAGGTTCCAAGGCTGCGAGGGCCAGCGAGGCGATGTGGTCATCGGTCGTCCCTGCTCTGGTTGCGAGGACGATTTCGTTGGCGGGCATCGATGGCCCCAACGGGGAGGCACGCAACAAAGCCAAGATCGACGTACTGAAGTTCATGGCGATGAACGGCTCCATCCCTACGGAGCAGGAGATTGCATCACACTCCAACCCGGCGCTGTTTGAGGAAGCATTCCTAGAGGATGTGGACATGATGGCCCGCCAGTACCAGTTGTTGCAGGCTATGACATGGTTCTTCGGTCCTGCTACCGGGTCGTTGGCTGACCTGACTCTCCACGAGAACTGGGAATGGAACCAAGAGTTCCATGACCTGTTGGAGATGGGGCTGCCCTACGAGGAGGCATACCCACAGTGGATTCAGTTGGTGGAAGCCCGTACCGGAGAGAAGTTTGACCCGGTGGAACACTCACCGTTCAGGACTTCGCCCTATACCAAGATTCCGTTCGCCGTGTTGGAAACTACGCAGGACGCTAACCGTTGGTTGGTAGATAACGATGCCTTTGCCCGTGACTTCACGATGTCGTCATCGTTCTTCATGCCTCGTAAGTTCGATGTAGACGACGACGAGTATGTAGCAGAAGCCAAGCAGCGCCAGATCAACATGGGTCTGCGTAAGATGGACACCCCAGAAGAGTTCCTATCTGAGTTGTATTTCAACATTTCTAACCCCATCTACCATAAGCATCGCACTACTTACCTCACGCAGAAGAACGCGATGCGTGCCCGCAACATGGATACTACGTCGTTGGATGAACGCTGGGACTTGTGGTATCAGGCATTCCAGTTGCAGCATCCCGTATTCGTGCACCAGATCACTATTGGTACTGCTCGTATCAAGCGGGATCAGACGATCAGCGAGTTCAGGTTGCTTATCGAATCACCAGAACTGGTACCTGAGGGGCTACACCGTGAAGAGATCCTGACCACGATGGCTACCATCGTCGGACTTGTCGATGCGTTGGATGCGTTACAGGGTCAGGACGGTGCGCGTGGTAAGCGTGACGCTATCCGGTACAAGTATAAGAGAATCATGGAAGAGTTTGTTCGTAACAAGCCGTGGCTGAATGAACTATATTACAGCGTATTCCTGCCTATCGTCGGGGAGAGTTGGATTGCGAAACAACAGGCTGGGTTATTGGACATTGACATGGGGCTGATATGAGCGACGATTTTGTAGAACAGTCTACAGACGAACTCTATAGCACCCTTGTCCCTGAGGAGGGAGAGGGGTTCCTTGATCGCTGGAACCGTATTGGGCAGCCACTCGCTCCGAACACAGAAGTTGTCAGAGCATTGGGGGATGTCGCTGGGACCATGTTCAGGCCACGATGGCCGTGGGACAGTTGGAACTATACGGATAGATGGCAGAACATTTACGGTACCGTCAAGGATCTCGTAACAGGTGAAGACCTGCCAGAACTAGAATGGATCAATTCAGAAGCGGCACAGGAAAACCGCAATAAGGATCTCTTGGAGCAGAAGGCGGACGAACTCCTGCCGAGGTCGGAGAAGGCAAAGAATCTAGGTGCCGGTGATACTGCCCTGAAGGCTCTGCACTTTGAAACAATGACCGGCGAGTCAGCATTTATCAAGTTCATTAACTGGCTTGGGTCAAATAGCATTGAGGTGGCTGCACGTTCAGGTACCCCGTTGGGTGAGTCACTGATCTACGAAGAAGGCCCCGGCGGTGCGATGAGCCTCAGGGACCAGTTCAAAGGTCAAGGCGGTCCTACGGCAAAGGTGATTGACCTTAGGGGCGACGAGGGCAAGAACGAACTGAAGATGTATCTGGACGCCAACTGGCAGGATATTGAGCAACTACAACAGTTGGTTCAACAGAAACTCGCTATCAGTTTCAAGGAGTTCACAGCCGCTACTATTGATGGGGTAAGGCCCACAAACTTTGGTACTAGCGAAACTGACCCTGACCTGTTCGCTGAGGTGATGCGTCAGTTCGGTGGCTTTGGTGACGGTACGGCCACGCTCGCTACCGTTGATGACATATACGGTGGCGGGTCTGCGATAGACATTGTTGGCGGTGTGGTGGCTGAGGCTATTGCCGAGTACCAAACGGAACTATCCAGCCGACAGAACACCATGCTCATAGGGTCAGAAGTTCTTATTAATGCGGAATACGAAGACCAGTATGATGACGAGGGCAACGTTACTGGTCAGACTCTAGTCAACCAGATTGGATTTATTACATCGTTTGATGGCACCCCTTATGGGGATGTTACTTCGGTTAATGATTTGTTCTCCGGTGGCAAGATCGGCCCGTTGGATGCTCTTCCTTACATGGAAGCCCTGTATAGGAACACCAAGGATAACACTGGTTACTCAGCCATTATCGAAAAGATCCAGCAAGAGTTGTTCGCATGGGGGCTGCTGACCCCCGGTGATGACATTGAGTGGGGGAAACTTGACATTAGTGGGATGCATGGTAGGGCTGACCGGACGGTCGATGCACTACAGATGTTCCAAGTAGACATTATCAACGAGGCTCTGGATGTGTGGGAAGAGAACCCTGAGAATCTTGCTGATGACGCGACCCCGTACATGAAGGATGTGACTCAGCGGCTTGTCGCCCGCAATGTCAATCTCCATGATGTTGAGTTGAATGGTGTCCGTGAACACGAGCAGCAGGTACTACAGGCGGTGTCGAAGAGGATTCAGGACAGGGTTGCCCAGTCGGGCGGTCACCGGACGATCAATGCTCAGGGTATCAAAGAGGTGGAAAACACCATCCGAGAGATGATAGCCGAGATGGGTTCACAGGACCGGGAAGAATACTTTGGACGGGGCGGTTCGGCAAAGGAACGGCAGATAGTGGATTCGCTTATGGCCGACTTCTATCAGGATGCGAACTGGGGTCCGCAGATTTTCTTTGGTGGATCAAATAACGATCTGGACTTTATGAACTATGCCAAAGGTGTGGGCGCACTCACTGATGAGCAGATGGACCTGATGCGCCGAGGGAAGGCGTCACCGGAGAACTTCAGGTCGAACTGGGGTCCGAATGATCTGGCAGGCTTGGAGGCCGCTGAGAAAGATGTCGTTACTTCTAATCTCTTGAAGATGATAGCGAACTATGCAACAGACGACGGAGGAATCGATGCCAATGCTGCACGCAGGGGCCTGATTACTTTCGCTCATACGATTGGGCAGCGAACTTCTGCGGAACATGGGTATACCGACCGGGACTTTGCTCGTATGGCCGCAAATGCAATAGCAGAGGGTGCGCTTAACCCAGCAGAATCACCACTGGTCACTACCTTGGATGACCGGCTTGCGGAGTCGCACGGGCTGGTCGGTGGCGGGGATACGCCGGACTTCCGTAACCTCATGGACTCCCTTGCACACCGCAGGCGGGGTCAGGGGGGTGCCAGCAGGTTGAAGGTGAGGGACGTATGATTAACGATCCCTCAGCGTATTCGATAACTGAAATCCTTGAATGGATTAGGACATCACGGGATCCTTCTGATCACCCCAAGGCGCAGGCACCTACTAAGGGTGGATATCAGCCGACCTATGAGGGAATGGAGCAGTGGGTAGAGGACGTTATGTTCCTGTTGGGTTACGTCGCTGATAAGGATATTGATCGGTATAACGATTTCATGGGCCGCTGTAAGAATAGAGATCCCATTGGATTCAATGCTTTGATTGGCAGCATGTACCATCCTGAGGAACAGCAGGTAGAAGATGTGACGGGCTTGGTACCTACGACTACGGTGCCTCCTACTACGACTACTACTACGATGCCGCCACTTGATGTGGAGGCGCCGCCTCCGATTACAGATATACCGCCGACTACTACGGCACCGCCAGATGGTCAGCCTCAGCCTCGCATGCCGGGGACTTGGCCTCAGTTCCCGCCGCAACACATACTGCCACCTGTTCATACGGTACCGCCGCGAGATCGCCCCAGACGCCCACATGAACGGCGCCCGCCGGGTGGTTGGACATGGCCTCCGCCACCAAAGGGACCAGAGACACGGCCCCATTCTCCTCACGCCCCGTTCTGGCCGCGCGTACCATCTGACTGGCCGTATGCGCGAGGGCCGAAGTACGGTGAGATCCCTGAGGGTGATTCCACGTTGAACGTTGGGCCGGATGATTGGGGTGCCCCTCCGGGTACGCCAGCGTCACGGCCACCGGGTGACGCACAGCCGACCGGCGCGGCTACTAAGTGGCCGACAGAGGGACCATTAAAGATCCTTGGTGACTTTATGGGTGGCTATCTGAATCCGGGTGCTGACTGGGATTATGAAGGGAGAGTATCGACACTATGAGTCTGGCAGCATTTTATTTAGAACTACTAAGGAACGCCCATATGGCAGCCGTAGAAGACGGCGCGGTACTGACCGGCGGTCAGACCCTTGGGTTGGGTAGTCGCATTGACGACAACATGCTGTTCAATCCCCAGACCGGCTTCAACGATATCCCTGCCGCCTATACGATCCCTACCGAATCACGGGAAGTAAACGCTCTAGCGGACGCTGAACTGACAAACCTTGGGCTTACCCGTGTGCAACTCGTAGATTTGTTGGTTAACCAATTCAAGGTGCAACCTTCCCATTTGGCCTATGCGTGGGACATCCCCACATATGCAGTGATGCATGAAGGTCGAAGGCAGTCTGAAGAGTTACCTGAGTTCTATACGGGCAACCCATTAGAACCACTTGAAGGGTCGATGCAGCACAGCGCATACCGACCCAATAACCGGTGGACCCACAGGCAAGGCAAGGACGTTTCCGGCGATACCCGTCCTTCCTTCGATGAGGCGACCGGTATGCAACATCAAGTTCCGAAGCATCCAGATGCCCAAGGTCCGATATACGAACACACCAATCCGTTCACAGCGAACAGCGCAACAGGCTGGGCGATAGAGGCAGCGTTTGGTGCCGTGTTCGGTCCTACGGGTATACGGATAATGCGTACTCATGGTGGTAAAGCATTTGATTTGTTAGCCGCTAACCTTGATCTGCCCGAGCCGTTACGCAACCAGTTCAGGAATATCGCTAACTGGCTTCGCCCGGATACGAAACTTACTTTGTTGCCGGGTGGCGGGGAGGGTGGACCGGGAGGCGGTGGCCCGAGAGGCGTTGTCCCTGACCCTGATCCTCCGATGGGTCAAACAGGCGGTGGCCCGTACGACGGTGCTAAGGAAACTGGCGCTCCTCCCGGTACCGCTGGTGGGGCCGAGTTTCCTATTCCTTCTGACCGGATCCCTGATATGGAGATACCGGACGCTGACGTTATCCCCTTCCCGACAGATCGGTTCGGTCCCGCAGACGATGTACCTCTAGCAGACACGCTGGATCAATTGAGCGGAGTTGAACGCTTCCGGGCGTTTCAGGCGGAGGGCAGGGCGAGGGCGCGTAAGTGGTGGGACACTCTATCTGATGAGGAGAAGGCTACTGCCCAGAAGGCGTGGGAGAGGCACGGCGAGACAGGTCAGGTGTTCGATCCGACGAACGATTACGACGTTCGGAATGCTTATGTTATCCATAAGCGTGGTGATATGACTCCGGCGGAACAGTGGAATGCACTGGGTGATCCTCGTCCTCAGGCAACTGATGCTCTATACGAGGGGATGACCCTTGAAGACATCGGAGAGTTGCAGGGTGTAGCCGCTTCGGAGGTGACCCCAGCCCATATCGCAGAGGCCGTTGATGCCGGTGTGCTTTCTGAGGCAGACGGCGCTCGTCTGTTGGATCCGATTCCAAGGACTCCTGAGGTGCCCGGTCAGCAGAGTTTGTTTGAAGAGATCGAAGCAATGCGTCCCGGTCCACCTGAGGACTTCGATCCGCATCCGGGGTGGATGGAAGATGAGATGGTCACAGCGGATACTGCGTCAGGCTTGCCGGAGACAGAAGCAGATTGGGTAGATACGGGAGACTGGGACGATCCCCGTCTGGATCCACCGGATAGTGATACTTCCCTGTATGACCAGTATGTGCAGGGTTATATGACGACTGATGAGTTCCATGAAGCGTCAGCCATCAGAGATATGGAAATAACCGGTGACACCTCGGGTGGGGGTATGCAGTTCATAGCAGATGGTCCCGGTGACCCGGAACTCCTAAGGTTCTTTGAGCAACATAGCGCCGACTGGGATGAAGAAGCCATCAATAGTTGGACGGAGATGTTCAATGACCATAATGCGTATGTAGAAGAGATGCGTTTCGCTGGGGTAGATGAAGAGGAGTATGCGTCGGGGGTGTTGGAGGCCGAAGAGACAATAACTGAGACTGGTTGGGAAGACCCCGCGTTGGACGGGTACGAACCACCAGACCCACCGGGCGCAGAGGGTCCACCCGGACTGACACAGTACGGACCCGGTGGTACGACGTTTACACCAACCGGTTTCGCTGGTCATCCGGGCTACTACCCGACCGTGGATATCGGTGACGGTTACTTCGTTTCAGAACAGATGTCATGGGTGCACGGTCGTTACATTATTAATGTCACGGCACCGGATGGGGAGATACGAACATTCTATAAGCGCACCGGTACGGGCGATGCGAACGTCGATCTTTATGATGAGTTCAAGGATAGCGGTGGTGCGTTTGCCGGGGATTGGTCACCGATGGAGGGGCTTGGCGCACACGAAATGGGCCATATTTCGGGATGGTTCAGAAAGAGTCCGTCTACTATGGGCTTGAATCCGGGTGATGCTTTGTGGCGTTACGGCACGCAGGAGAATAAGGACATCGGCCTAGCGTTAGAACGATACTTCCGTGATTCTCCAGTCCACATGGAATCCGGTATCGCTTCGGGCTTCAATATAGAAGGCACCTATCATCATGTGAAAACGTGGAGTGATGTATCACCAGTCAACTTGCCTAAAGACCCGTATAACGAAGGGTACGCCAAGTATATCAATGAGGCTTTTAATGAGGCTCATGGTCTTGCCATAACGAAGGACGATTATGCGAACCTTCGTGCGGGTGACATGGACCCGAACCTGAGTCCAATGCGGGCTTCTACTCCCACACAGGACAGCAGGCTAGCAAGATGGTTGAACGAACGAGAGTATGTGGGTGTCCAGCAAGAGGCATTGGCTATACAGGAAACCCATCTGGAACGACAGGCGTTTGAATCGGCTGGTTATGACGATATACGAGCAGCGACGAATGCTGGTCATCAGTGGACAGCCCAAGAAACCGCATGGTTGGATCGGGCAGAAGAGATACACGAAAGGGCTATGGAACTCAGGGCGCCTTATCAGGGGTGGTCATGGGATAACTTGCCGAGAGAACCCGTAAAGATGGTGGACTATCAGGGTCGCCCACTTCACGAGGGTGGAGGTACTAACTGGGAGTTCTATCTGCCGCCCCCGGCGAGCCTCACTGATGAACAACTCAGGGAGGGTCTTAGCGGACTAGCCGATCCTGTATGGAAGGTAGACGGTCCTCCGTCCACGGCAGAACTGACTAAGCCTAGGGGACTAGGTGGGAAGGTGGCTGCTGGTATGGTGGCTGGGCCTGTTGCTGGTCTGGCTGCTGAGGCGGCTTTCCCAACCCAAGTCAAGCAGGTTATGACTGGTCTAGCCGACCGTGCTGATTCTTGGTGGAGTTGGATTAAAGACTACCCGGATCATTTGGAATGGATGACACGATCTGTTGGTAGCACACTAGATGGGTTGGAGAAGGGGTCGCGTAGTACCGGTAACCAGACTGTTGATCTTCTTACTGACGGGTTCCGCGACCAGTCCAATGCCCTGCTGATGAGTCTTGGTGGTGGTGCGGTGCCGGTGATAGGCCGGGAGGATGCGGATCTTGTCAGGGGGACTAGCAAACACCTGTCTCAGCAGGGACACAATGGTCAGGCTACGTTCTCTAATGATGTACGCAAAGAGATGGAAGCCGGTGACGCTATGGTCGTTGGCTACCGCAGCGAGCAGGACTACCAGCGTGCGTTGGAGCAGGCTGGACGGTATGGCCTAGAGATTGATCGGCATTTCTGGCGTAAGCCAAACCGGAAGAACGTCCGTCCTGCTAGGGGGCAGGAATGGACCCGTGACGACTTGAAGAAACTGGCTACAACTAATCACTTCTACCCTGATGCTGGTCTTAGGCAGGGGCCACGATGAACATTCAGGAGATTTACGAACTTGGTTTAGAGCAGGGCTGGGATGAGGCTGATGCTTTCTACTTGGCGACTATTGCGTGGGCTGAAAGCAAGGGTGTCGCTGAAGAGATTACTGATGAGCCTGATGGGACACAAAGTTATGGTATCTGGCAGATCAATAGTATCCATCTACCCAAACTTGTAGAGGCCGGGATACTTCATCAGCCCGATTCGGGTGAAGGGTTTGAGGTGAATCTCAATCTATTGATTGAGCAACTTGCTGATCCGGTAACTAATGCTATTGCCGCTGAGTACGTCGGACATCGCAGGGATCATAGCGAACCAACAGAGGACTGGGACTTCACCCGATGGAGTACGCACGCTTTAGAGATCACTGATGCGAACTTCCCCGGCAACTACGGCGAGGGTATCAGTAGAAATACAAGCGACGAAGGTGTGAGTCAAGAGGAGGGGGGCCAAGAGGAGGGAGGAGAGCCTACTTGGGATCAGGTCGAAGTCCCGTGGGATTTCCAATCGCAAGTTTTAACTGAAGAGATAACACAGCAGTTCGCTGACTGGGGGTTCACCCCCGCCCAGCAGACTTTGGCATGGCAGTATTTATGGAAGGAGTATGGTGAATACGCTGATGGTACAGCAGATAAAAATATCAGCAGTTGGTTGCGTGAGGGTGGCGACGTAGCAGCACTCACCGAGGTCCAAGGGTTGTTAACTTACTTGGGTGGCGGGGGTGCAGTGATTGGCTCCGATAGCGATTACACGCCGGGTACTGGTTCGTTGCCTACCGGATGGCTGTCATTCTGGGGTGAAGACAACAGCGTTGTTGGCGACTGGCTGGATATGTGGCTGGATCGCTTCAATGCGAACGCTGGTATGGATATCCCATATAGCACTGATGATTTGGAAGAGGACTTCTTCAATGCTGAAGATGGTCTATTCCAACAGGAGTGGTGGAATAGCAAAACCGACCATTGGTTGAAGATGGCCGAGTTGTGGTATACGGGTGGTGGACCCGGTACTGCTGGGTTTGATGCGCCGCTCCCTGAAACACTTGAAGATTACCTTCAGTATGAAAACTGGGAGGGTACGGGTCAATGGCAGCAGACTTGGAATGATTCCATAAAGATAATCCAGTCTGTTGCTGAGGATCTTGGCATCGTGGGTAACTTGCCCAGCACAGTAACCAATGGTCTTGCCTTCAGGTTGATGAGAGAAGGCGGTGCGTCTGCTATCGATCCTGCCTTTGCCCGCAACTGGGCGACGGAAGCCCATCAGATTATCGAAGAGGTTCTGGTAGGTCACCTACGGGCTGGCAGTCTTGGCGTTGAGGGCGATCTTGGTGTTGGCACTATTGCCTCGCTGGAGAATGAGATCCGCGCTCATGCCGCCAGCCAGTTGATTACTGTCACTGATGAAGAGGTGCGAGCGTGGGCGTTGGACATCAAGAGCGAGCAGGGATTGAACAAGGAACAGGTGTTCGCAACTCTTGACAACAAGGCGTATGGCAAGTTCGGTGTGACCAATGATTATATGCAAGGGCTGGCATCTAATCAGGAGGGTGGTCTGGGCGGAGGGGTGACGATAAGTGATCTAGTTGATCCGTTGCATGAGGCCGCTACACAGGTATGGGAGGATGGTAGTTACCGTAAGAACGATCAGTGGTTGATGGACAACTACCAAGAGGTGATGGAGGATGGGTCTAAGAGGTTTAGGACAGCGCAGGAGATGAGGAATCTCGCTCGTGGTAATGTTGATCGGTTCCAGCATTCCAAGCAGTACCAGAATCCATTGAACGACTTTATTAGGGGCGCGGCTGCGATGTTCAGGAGTGACTACTAATGGCTTACGGGGTAGGGGCCGCAGTGGGCGGGGGTACTTGGTGGCAAGACCTCGGCGCAGAGGGGCAGGAGCAGTTTCGACAGGACAATCCGGGCAAGGTCGGGTCAGGGGCCGGAGAGGATTACGAAGAAGATCCGGGTTCTTCTATCATGTATCACAACGGTGTCCCAGTTTCAGGCGTGTGGGAACCGGGCAACATGGAGGACCGTGCCAAGTACGACCCGAAGGGTGCTGTTCAACTTATTGGGCAGCAGTCGGACTTTGACGTTTGGAAGATCCAGTCTGGGTACGCCGATGGCATCGACCCGTCAACTGGTAAGGAACGGGAATATGGTGGATGGTCTGCTTGGCAGTTGTTCCATCAGGTGCAGCGAGCCGGTGGTACGGCCAACTCCTATGACCCGTTTAGTGGCTGGGAGGATGGCGCAGGCCCCGGCAACTCGGGTGCTGGTCCCGTCACTGCGTCTGATAGCGCCAACGTAAGGGCAGATATGCAGAATGCTTTCTATGCTGCGCTGCGTGTCGCTGGCATGGATAAGAAACTCATTGATGATCTATGGGAATGGGCTGAAGACGAGTTGATTGCCGATCCGTCCTTCACGGCGGAGCGCGCGCTGATCGGTATGTATGACAGCGAGGCATTCCGTACACGATTCACGGCTATTGCTGAGATGACTGATGCTGGATATGGGCGACGGGATATGCCTACCCCCGGCGAATACATTGCCTTTGAGAAGGATGTCGCCAACGAACTTAAACGAGTTGGGGTGGTTGACCACGGCGCAGGTACCTTCGATAAACTAATCAATAGCCTGTATATGAATAGTGTCGGCTTGCAAGAGGTGACTAACCGGTTGAATACAGCACAGCGTGTCATGTATGAGATGCCACAGGCTGTGCGCGATACCCTTACCGGCTGGTTCAGCGAGGAATACGGTACGTCTATTGCTATGAAGACGTTCCTTGACCCCACCGATGAGTGGTCACAGGTTCAGGACGATATCAGTACCGCTCAGACAGGTGGCTGGGGGAAGATGGTCGCTGGCCTTGATGCTGGTTGGGATAAGGATCTTGCCAAACAAGTCTCTGATCTGGGTATGTCACAGGCAGAGCAGTGGAGCAGATTCGCTGATCTGAAGGAACGTGAAATGCTATTCTCGGAGACATTGAATGAGAAGGTAGACCTTGATTACGAAGAGCATGGGGTGAAGTCAGCGTTCGATATGGATGCTGATATAAGTGACACTCTTACCCGGCGAGCAGCAGAACGTAGCGCAGCCTTCAGGGGCGGCGGCGGCGCTATGGTACTTGAAGCAACAACTGGATTCGGAGCAGCCAATGCCTAAGGTTGGGAAGAAAAAATTCGCCTATACTAAAAAGGGCAAGGCCGCTGCTAAAAAGCACGCTAAGAAAACAGGAAAGAAGGTGAAGAGTGTTTACTAAGGATGTTCTTGAACGGGTAGCCGCTACCTTTATTCAGGCATTCCTCGGTATCTTCGTTATCGGTGGTGACATTGGTAACGCTAAGGCCGCAGGATTGGCTGGCGCTACGGCTGCGTTGAGTCTTGTCAAGGGTGTTGTCGCCTCTAGGTTTGGTGACGGATCGGCATCGGCAGCGTCGTAATGTCTGACGATGTGGTTGACCAACTGAAGAAGGTCCAAGTATCTAAACTCACTTTGGGCCTTGTCGGGTCAATCATCGCTGTCAGTGCTGTAGTTACTTGGAACGCTGCTCAGGTCGCCAGTCGTATAGACCAGTTGGAACGCTCGGTAGCAGACATTGAGGTTGTAGACACCAGCGATCTTGTTACTAGTACCCAGTTGTTAGCGGCCATTCAGGACATCCCCGAACCGGAACCGATTGATCTATCTGGTCTAGCCACCACCGACATGGTTGAAGCCTTAGTGGCGATAGAGCAGGCCGCTTACGAGGATCTGTCCGACGACCTTGAAGACCTACAGGATTCAGTCGCCGCCCTGCTGCTTGATGCTGACAGGGAACCTGAGTGGGTAGACGAGATCGAAGAGATTCAGCAGCGCCTAGAGGAAATGGGTTGGGAACTAGGTGACTTGTGGTGGCGTACCGATATGAATGAGCAGGCTTGCCGCACCCGGTTGTGGTGTGATAAGTGGTACGACGAGAACTGGTGAGCAACGTAACCAAACTCATAGCAGGAATCACTGCGCTACTTGTTGCCATCGGCACGTTAGTCGGCACAATCACTATGACAATAGGTAAGAAGGATACACCAGCGGGTGTGACTATCGTTTTGAATAGCCCTGACGCATACGCAGATTTCATTGCCAACCACCCAGCGGGTTAGTATAATAACTTTCACGTTGGCCGCTGTGCGCCATGTATTTGGCCGGTGAGTGCTATCGCCATTGGGATCGCCCACGCCCCCGATGAGTATTAAGTGGAGACGGTACCGGCTGACGCCCGGTGACGTTGGACAAGTCACCCCGCATAGTCCCTCCGACTATGTGCGACTCGGTTAAGGAGAGACATCATGGCTACTCAGGAACCCGGAAGTATCAAGGAACTGCGTGATGCCGCTGATCGCGGTAAGAAAGCCACGCAGGAACTAGATGCTATGAAGCGCGAGATGGCGTTTCTAAAGGCAGGGGTAGATACAGATACAAAGGCAGGTCAACTCTTATACAAGGCTTACGATGGGGAACTGGTAACAGAATCCATCCAAGCAGAGTGGCAGGAGTTGGTACCGGGGGCAGTAATGCCACCGGCTGAAACTGTTGATACTACCGATACAGACGTAGCACAGCAGAGGCAGAATCTTGCCGGAGATGCTATTCCACCTGAGAATCAGACAGAGAATCCATACGACGCAGGCCATAGAGCGTTTAAGGAAGCCTTAGATGCGGGCCGTCCTCACGAGGACTCCGCTGCAAGGTTTGTTCATACGGTCTTGGAGGCAGCGGGTGGAGGAGATCCAGACCAGCGGGTCGTTTCTGGCTGACAATGCCTACATACGTTTATCGATGTTCTGAATGCTGCGTGCA